GCTTGAGCGCCACCAAGACGCAATGCTTGCTGCTGTGCTGCCAAACTACCGAGCTGGCTTGCACCACCTAATCGCAGTTGAGCGCCTTGCAAGCCTGCTTGCTGGTTAGCAATGTCGGCTGCTGATCTGCGGCCAATGTCAGCCTGCTGCATAGCCATGGCCTGATTGAATGCTGATTCGTTTAGAGTCGTCCCAAGGTTGGCAGCCTGCTTGGCAAACCCTTGGTTTGTCAGAGCCTCGGCCACACCTTGGCGTGATCCACCAAATGCTCTAGCAGCTGTGGCGCGTTCACCCGTTTGTTGGATAGCAGCTTGTCTAGATGATTCCAAATCAGCCAATGCGTTTTTGCGCACTGCTTCTGTGTAAGGATTCATGTAACTGGCAATTGAGCCTGGTCCAGTCAATCCTAAATTTGTTTGTTGCGCTCCAATTTGATTTGGCTGATAAACACCGCCATAAGCCGCCATCTGCGCGGCCAAGTCTGTGCCAGATATGCCTGGGCCAGCAAGGCCGGTGTTAACCAGAGCCTCCTCGCCTGCCTGGTACATTGGATTGAAGCCAGCAATCTGCTGGACTGGCAATGCACCAGAAACACCTTGAGCCTGCTCAAAGTTTGTAAGAAATGCCTGTTTGATCTGGGGATCAATTGAGCTTGTGCTAACGCTGTTTCCACCTTTGGACATATTCTTTCCCCTTAAAACAGCAATGATTTTGCTTTTTTGACCGGCACTTTGCCTTCGTTGATCATGTCCAAAAGCCCTTTGCCGTATTTATCGACAGCGGCCTTTTTAATGACATATTCACCGCGATCAAGCGCTGCCATCCCGTCATCTGGACCATTTGGATTTGGGCCAAGCAATGAGTTAACCATGCCGCCTTGAGCGTATGTGGCTGATGCACCAAGGGCCGAGCTTCCATCGCTTGTCGTTCCAGCTGGGCCAGTTGCAGCACCATCACCACCAGCAACAAGATAATCTGTCGGAGACAATGAGCCAGCAGCACGTGCAGCCGCTTTAACATTCTCATAAAGCATGGGGTTATAGCCACCCATCGCAGTATTGGCCACAATGCCAGCATAAGGATTAACCATTGCAGGACTTAATGCTTTGATCTGGGAATAAGGTGATGCACCGCCAGCAGTCACGGCAGGGTTGTACTGAGCGCCAATGGGTATACCCATGTAGTTCTGGAAATTCTGAGCCAGACTTTGTGGCTGGTAAGTTGGTACTGCTTGAGCGCCCATGGATTGGGGCTGCATTTGCTGCTGAGTCAGCAGACCAGTATTTGTAAATGGTTTGTACTGCTGCACATACTGAGTCACTGCATCAGTTGGATTTTGAGTGACATAAGCGCTGACAGCTTTATTGAATGAAGCGCCAAAATTCTCAGGTGTCAATGTGCCATTGATCAATGCATTGGTCCAGAAGTCAACACCAGCCTGGTCAGCTTGATTTGCAGCAGTGCCAATTCCTTTGCGGCCAATGTTTGCATAGGCATCCAAAACCAATTGACGATAACGTGCAGAATTGTCGACAACATTATTGCCACCACCGCCAGTGATGACACTGCCACCGCCAATGACACCATCACCGCCAGTGACTACTTTGGCAGCAGCTGCGCGATCTTTATCAATCTGCGCTGCAAGTGTTGGGTTTTGCGCCCTGACTTGGTCAACAATAGTGTTGAAGTTGCCAAGTCCATTTTCCATCCAAAATTTAATTGCTGATTCTTCTGGAACCAGTGTCGCCTTTGGATTGTTTGCATACGCTGCTAATACTTCTGCTCTTGTTGCCATAGTCTTTCCCCTATAAGTCCTTTGCAAGCACAGCCCACTGCGGGCTGTAACCTTCGTCTTTCAAAAATGTCTTTGCCCAGCCCTTACGGCCTGCCAAAGTCACCCTGGTGCAACCAATAGATTTGCCCCAGGATTCGATCAATGGTCTCATCCTTGAGAGTTCATCTAGGTCGCCACCAGCCAGAAAATAATGCAAATTCTTGAGCCTGGGATAGACAATGATCTCTGTCAATACCACCGAGTCCTTGGCTGGCCACAGCTGTAATTTGTGGCTTTCGACCATCTCGGCAATATCATCAAAATTGTGTGTGCCTCCAGAGTATTCTAATGCCGCCTCCACTTGTTGGCGCAGCCTTTCCAAATGCTCTTGGTCACTCATCTCTTTCCACTGGCCACAGCTTCAAGCCTCATTGTGCCAATGCGCCAGTCAGCCAAAGTGTTGCCAGTCACCTTCATATTGACTTGCCGGCCAGAAAACCTCACTGAAGTTGGGTTAGCTGCCGTGTATGGTCCAAACGTGGATTGTGTGCCAGTTGGGTAATTTCGGGTTTTGAATGAAACCACAGCCTCACCCAGTGTCTGCTCGTCTGGTACGACTTGGCGCACAGACATAATGTTGTCGCCATTGCCAATCTGCACTGGGCCAGACTCGGCATAGACGCTGGCGCTGTCATAGTTGAAGCCAACTTCATGCTCATAGATGTAGCCAGTGCTTGAAACCATCAAAGGATATGTAAACACACCAGCGTCAACACCAGAAAGACGGGCCAATAATCCTATGTTCCAGTGGTTTTCGCGATAATTAAAAGTGACATAACTGTCATTCTCGTTGCTTGATGCACTCGGGTAAAACCACCAAATCTCGCCAAATTTGCTGACATGGACCGCATAAATCTTACTTGCTTGGGCAAAGTTAATATTGTCAAATATGTAGTCAGACACATCGCTTGGCAATGGTTTGACATATCCGTCATAAATCCAAAAGCCTGCGCGAGACATCCAAATGGCTGCCGTATCAATGGCCGCTACCGACTGGGCCGAAATGAGACCGCAGCCAGAGCCAGCCTTCTCAAAGCCATAGACAAATGGAGCGCCAACATACTGGGCCGTGTGGACATCGACATCTGTAAACAGTAGATTGACACCCTTGACCCGCTTGCCGGCAATGAGTGAGCCAGGCGTTGCTAAGTCATAGTCCCCTGCAAGATTGTCGCCTGCCGGTGTCCACTGGGTATTGTTCTCTTGGTCGCACCACTGCACTTTTCTTGGGTTTCCACCAGCGCCAAGGGCAAAAATAATGCGCTCTTGGGTGACTAAAACCGCCTTGTTGCCAGTTGGTGCATTGGTAATGGCTGCGGCCAGTGTGGGCGTTGAAAAGCCTAATTGCCATTCATAAATCTTGCCATCAGTGCTAGAGCAAGCAATCAAATACTCACCCCATGTATCGAGTGACCAGGTGGTGGCTGCTATTGGTGTGCCAGTGTCTGGCCTTGCAATGCCATAAGCCAATGTGCCATAGGTGCTGTATCCATAACCAGTTAAATATGTGGAATTTGCATAACCACTTGTAAAGCCCGTTGGCGTAATGTCTTTGAGTGTCCCAGCCTCATTCATGGCGTAGAGCTTGGAGTGTGTACCAGCGCCAATGTATCGGTTGCCACTGTTATCGCGCCAAGTGATGATGCCTCGGCATGAGCCAGTCATTGCACTACTTGACCTGGTGCGCCATCCATTGATGGGGCGTAATGTATTCTCATACCACCGGACAAGATTGGCGTCATACCACCGGCCTGCTGCCTGGTACTCAGTGCCGTTTCTGTAAACTCCTGGCGGTAATTTGATTGGTATGTACATGGCAGTATTTATGTGATGTTTGAGACAAATGTCATTGTCGCAATAAGTGATGCAGTTGAGGGGTAATTTCCTGATGCAGCATAGGATTGAATACTCACTTGAGTGCTGTCAGTCTCCCACCAAAGCTCCGCATAATTTGTTGCGTTTAAGCTCAAAAAGTAATTCCAGCCGACCAGGGCATGGCCATTGATCGCACCATGTTTGCTTGGCACTGCAAAGAATCCAGTTGAGCCAGTGACCACAATCCCATTGATCTTGAGCCAGACCCTTACATCATGGTCCTGAGAGTCAGAATTTTCAAACTGGCCAGACCACTGCAAATTCCAAATGCCAGCGTCAGCCACTGTGATCCGTGAATTACTTGCGACACTCACGCCATTGGCGTAATCGGTCGTATTCAGCGTCATGGCATAGGCCGTATTGGCTGCTGCCGCTGTCTGGTCCACAGTGCTTTGAAATGCTCCAAGTGGCGCATTCATAAATCGGCCACCTCTTGGCCCAAAGAGAGACCCCAGCACAAATGACAGTTTCTTAAAGTAAACAGTCAATGCGCCATTGTTTTCGTTGAAATGCCTGCGCTCATAGACCTCGGTCGGATAACCGAGTCCTGGTGGTGTTGGATTCTCAAGTTGTTGTGTTTGGCTGGCCATAGGGTAATTATGTCAGGACAGACAGTGCATGGTTGATATGTTTTATCCGATCATCTAGGCCAATAAACCCACCATTGATCTTTTTGGTCATGGTTTTATAGTCTTGGGTATCCGCATACTGATTGAGCTTCTGAGTGTTCCAGAACCATCCGGCAGTCAGGGCAGCATATTGGGGTGTGGCCACCAACTCTGGCTGCATGATCAGGTCGACACCCAGCGCTTGGCCAGCATGGTGATAGTTGGCCGATCCGGTCAATTGAATGCAGCCACGGCCTCTGAAACGATACCCATCACCACTTGCCTCATCCCTATTACCCATGCGGCCACTGTAAACAGTGTTCGCAATGAGCTTTGGATTTCTGGCACAAGTCTGAGCCTTGGTAGCGTCAAAGCGCCTTGGCCAGAGCTTTTGTAGTGCTTCAGCTCTGTAATTGAGATTTTCTTCAAGCACCTTAAACTGGCCACATTCATGGCCGCACTGGCCAATGAAAGCAGCCTGGCGCAGTGGCGTTGAAATGTCAAACCTTTGGAATGTGGTGTTTAGCGCATCGACCCACTCTGGGCCAATGTGAAGTTGAGATAGTTGTTCAGCGTTGACCATTTAATGTGTTCCTTACTGATTCGTATGCGTCAATGCAGGCATTCAATTGGGCCGTGTTCCTATCACCTTGGGCCACTATTTCGGCAATGGCTTGGAGGGTGGCTCGCTCGGCATCAAGAGCTGGGTCAACCGGTCTGTTAGGTTGACTTCCTGTTTCTTGGCTATCTGGGGCGGCAGGGGCGGCACTTGTGGGGGCTGATACACAACTTGGGGCGCTGATCCGCACCCGACCAGCACGAATGGCACGATCAAGTGCAGACTGTTTTTCAGTAATGACATTGGTGGTTTCCTGTAATTTGCTTGCGTTGGTATTGATTTGCTCTATCAATTCTTGCTCTTTTTTGCGTGATTCTTCATTTTTCTTTGCAATGGCAATCTGCATCTCTGCATCTCTATCGGACCAGCCATAGTGATAGCCCCCACGATACGATCCAAAGAGCGCTAGAGATAAGCCAATAATGAGCCAGGGTAAAGGGATGCCAAACATTAGTGAGCCTCTTTTCTAGCCAGTGCAATAATTTGACGTTCATTATCATCCTCAAGGTGTTCGGGTGGCGTTGTGGGTGGTGGACCAGGAGTCCAAGACTCGTCAAGGTCAGGATTCTGGTATCCCATCCAGTTGAAATTTGGCATAGCGCTTGGCATAGCGCTTGGCGCAGCTGCTGGATAACTGACTGGCACAGACTGGGCCATGGGTGGTGGCGTTGTCAAAGCCTTTGCACCAGCGCTCACAGCCCGTTTGCTCATCACCCCGCCAATACCGCCAACAATCAGCAAAACAATATCGTTCAGCATCTTGGTATAAGCCTGGTCAATCGGGGCCATGCTCTTAATAGGTTGCGTCACAAAGGTCACAGAGTACAAAAGCGCCACCACAATGAAGCAAAGGATCAATGTGACCGCAATGACCACAAAGCCCCAGATTCGGACTTCAATTTCTTCAGCGCTGAATAGCTTCTGGCTGGACTGGTGCTGGTGCATTGGTTTGTCTTTCCAAGATTGGTGCGACTAAGTACTCTGGACATTGCTGGGTAAATAAACACTTTGGCTTTTGGCATTGCTCCAATTGAAAGTTGTCAGGGTTTTGGCATGGATATCGATAGATATCCTTGCACCCCGTCAGCAACATTAAAAGCAATATGTATTTATACATAAATATCAAGTTTCCGGTTTTGAAATATCTCAAGCCTTATCTTGTCTTGCTCACGACCTTTGCTATAAATCTCAAATGCCAGATTTTCAATGTCAATCTGGGCCTTCCTTTGTTCCAGTAGGGCGCGCTCAAGTTCTAATTTCTTTTCCATCTTGCGCTCAACAACATCATATTTGTCTGGATAGCCAGAGGGGATGATCATGGGATACATTCTGATGGCATCAATCGTCATTTCTTATCCTCCCTTTCTCTGGCTCTGGCATAAAAATACAATATCTTCCCTCGCAGTTCAGCAGAGTCTGCCACACCGGCCCACTCCGATAATCTATTCCAAATAGTTACCAATTGCTCTGCTGAACAATTATCGCCATTTGTTGTGATCCACCTAGACAGCTGCATGTGTCTAAGGCTAGGCTCACTAATCCAACTCACTCCATAAAAGTCTGACAGCAAACATTGCTTTGGCTGTGCTGAAACTAATAATCCCAGTGGAATTAAAATCAGCACCACCCATTTCATTTACTCATCTCAGTTGCGGCCAAGTTGATGCGAGTCTTAATTTCCGTTGGGTCTTCTGGTATGTCTTTAAACCCGACTGAAATGTAGCCATCAAATTCACCCATTTGTGGTGGAATGCTGCCACGGCAGACGTATTTCACACCCTGCTTTTCTTCCCAGTCTGAATTCTTGCCAGTCACCATTAGCTTATCGCAGTAAACCTCGCCACCCAGCATGGCAATCATTGACTGGTTGCGCTGTGGGTCTTTATTGAAAAGTGATGAATTGACCCCGTCCATGGTCTTGTCATGGCCCTTAGAAGTCAGGGCAAACAGCGTGGTCCGTGAATTGACCACCAGGCTGGCCTTGTGGACAGTGACAGTCTCAGCCTCTAGGTCGCGCTGCACAGCCAGCGCCACTTGCATTAGTGCAGGGGTTTCTTTGAGTTCAGAGTTGTGGCTCGATGTGGTGATGGCCTGCAAGATGACCTGGCGCGAGTCCCATGCAAAGTATCCGGCAAAGAATAGGAAAGAGAGCAAGATCACTGTAAACAGCTTGAACGGGTTATCGACCCACTTGATCAGGTCCACCACCTTGTCAACATTGGATTGATTCTTTGGCGCTGGTGCAGGCTTTGGTTTGGGTATAGAGCGCTTCACAGCTGCTACCTTTGCTGGCGCTTTAACAGTGGTCTTAGTCGTTTTTTTAGCAGTCACCATGGCTTGGCCCAAAGAATGATAAAAAGTGACCAAATAATGGTCGCAACAAGTAAGGCCGCAGCAATGAATGCCACGGCCCAGTCTCTCATAGCCCGAATATTTTCTTGACGAATTCGGCAGCCACCCCTGGTCCAAGTAGAACGGCAATGATCACCGCATAGAGCAAATATTCAATCTTGCTCATGCGTCTGTCGCCATCCTTTAAGGTGGCAGCAATGGCGCTGTATCGTTCTGCACAAATGGCCTCATGCACCGCTAGGCGCTTGTCAGTGTCGGCATCCATGGCTCATTAAGGCGCATCAGGCCATGTGATGGTCCAAGGGAATTCGGACTGGCCAGTCACATCGCGCAGTGCTTGGCGATAAGTTGCCCAGGATGCATCTAATGTTGTTGCAGTCTCAGCAGCCTTAATCACGCGCCAATCGCATTCGGCCAGCTTGGTGTCGCGTGTGGAGCGCACAGACTTAGCCTGTTCAGCATCTTTAGTGGCTTTGTAGGCAGTCTCTTGTTCAGCAGCAGTAGTAGTTACACCATCAATCACTTGGTCAATGAAGACAGGGCCAAGGATATATTTGGTGTACCACTTACCATCTACTTGCTCAACACCAGAGGCTTGAGAGTATTGGTAAACAGTACCGCCTGTAGCTTGTGGGCCTTCAAAGACTACATCAGCACCCAAAGCAGTT